AAGAAGATTAAAAGACCTTACGATCCACATCATGAAATGCAGCATGAGTTTATTGCAGGATCAGGTAATCTTTGTAAAAGATACTGGGACAAGAGTAAAGATGGATTGCGCACGGCTAACGCACCATGGACCATTACGGTTAGGAAATGAAAAAGAAATGTCCTAAATGTGGTGAAGTAAAATCTATCGATGATTTTCATAAAAGCAATATTTATAAAGATGGGCATAAATATGAATGTGCAATATGTTCGAACGAATACAGAAGAAAACATCGTGCTAATAACAAAGAGAAATACAGAGAATATGAAAGAAAAAACAGAAGTAAAGAAAGGGGGTTTTTAAAAAAACAATTTTCTAACATCCTAAGAAGAGCAAGAGTAAAAAAAGATGAAAAACACCAGTGTTATTTTACTTATGAAGAATTTGATAATGCATTTCAAAAACATAAAGAAAAACATGGGATGAAAAGCGCGTGGGGCCCTCCTCATTTAGAGATTACAACGATTCATCAATTAATAGAGGGGTCGGGGCACGGATGCAAAAATCGTGGTTTAAAACAAACACGCCTTGATAGTAATTTAAGCGCAGATAGATTAGACTCATCTAAACCTTATACTATACAAAATTTAATATTTATTAGAGCTGATGAAAATAGCAGAAAAAAAGATACCTCCTATGGAGACTGTAAAATACAGATGAGATTACACGAGGAACGATTTATTAATATGGAGTCTATATGATGAACGACGAAGATATAAAAGAATATCACGATCTTAATAAGTTAAAAACTTATCAACCTCTCCCTTCAGGACTCACGATTGCCGACTCACGGATCTCGGGCCAAGGAGTCTTCACAACCAGGCGGTTAGTTGCCGGAACTGAACTCGGAATCTCTCATTACCGCATAGACAAGACCCTCATTGGAACGCATGGCAAAGACAAGATCCTCTTTAGAACTCCTTTAGGAGGATTTATTAATCATGCTGATGAACCCAATTGCGTACGTAACCAGATTAGAATTAAACCTGGCTTTGATAAATGGAATTTAGCGGTCATAAAAGATATTGAAGAAGGAGAAGAATTAACATTAAAATATACAATGTATGACCCAAAAAAATAAAAAACCTAAATGGGATGGTCGGTCTCGAGTCTCCAATGACAAGTTTCGTAAACGATTCAGCGAGATCATGTGGAAGAATATGGATGAAATATATAAGGGATTAATTAGAGATAAGGACAAGAATTTAAAAGATGAAAAAGAGTAATAAATACAGCTATATCAGTGGAAAACAGATTACAGATGTAGATACCGGAACCCGGTTTTATGACTTCCAAGGTATGAGATTACCGAGCGTTACAACAATACTTGCAAAGACAAAGAATCAGAGTTATTTAACAGCCTGGAAAAATAAAGTCGGACATGAAAAAGCAGAAGCAATCAAGAATCTATCTAGTAGGCGGGGTACTGCCATGCACAAGTTCTTGGAGTCTCATATACAAGGAGTTGGCTATGATGATCTTACAGAGATCGGATGCGAGGCGAAGCCCATGGCCAAAAAAATTATTGAAATGGGTTTGCTCCCTGTGGAAGAATACCATGGTTCGGAAGTTATGCTACATTACCCTGGGCTATACGCTGGCTCTACTGACTTGGTTTGTATGCACAATGGTTTGGAAACTATTGTAGATTTTAAGCAGAGCAATCGACCTAAGAAAGAAGAATGGATTGATGATTATAAATTACAAATTGCAGCTTATGCCATGGCTCATGATGCGTACTACGGGAGTACTATAAGACAGGGCGTCATTATGATCTGTACGCCGGATCTGTATTATCAGGAATTTCGGATCACGGACCACGGCTTACGGACCTGGAAACACAAGTTTCTTAAGAGATTGGACCACTATAATGAGCTTATATTTGATGAGAAAGAGCGTACAAAGGTCAACATGACTGACCTACTTAAGGAGTTTGAAAATGATAGACGTTGAAAACTATTGTGTTTGTAAGCAACGACCTATGGATGCGGACTGTAGTGAGCTATTAAAACAGATCAAAGCCTATCGTAATGACATGGTAGCCAGGAACTATCCACATCAACAGATTAGCGATATCATTACTAAATGGGAAATGAAAGATTTTTTAGGAGAAGCGGAGAAAGAGAAATAAGGCAAAATAGTGGCAGAAATAAGGTGTAATAATGTCAACACCTAAGGTGTCGGCAGGGTGTCGGCAGGGTGTCGGCAGGGTGTCGGCAGGGTGTCGGCATTTAGGGCAAAATGTCGATATTCATGACCAAGTGCGACAGAAGTGTACAAAAAAGAGGCAAAATGCCGACACTTCGACACTTCGCCGACACCTCGCCGACACCCTAAGTGTCGACATTTTTTTCTTAAATAGACAGCGTATACCAACGGTTATAGAAGATTAACATGACTAATTTATCAATGCCGACACCTTTTTATTTTTTTAGCGCAAATGGAACAAAAAAATATTTTTTATCCTTTAGGGGTCGCAACCAATTAAGAAGATGACAGAAGAGAAGTTTTGGGATAAGTTCAACGAAAAGCACAACCCAAGATATTACTATGCCACGAAAAACAAAAAGAAGATTAAGCTTAAACCCAAACGTCAGAGACGTCATCCCTTATTCAAAGGTCAGAGTTGAGTGGATTGATATCTTGAGTGATAGTGGCTGGGCAGATGATAAACAGTTTAATAAAATGAAACTAGCTGCACCAGTTAATGAAGGTTGGTTATATAATAAAGATAGGTACGCTATTAAGCTTTTTGCTTCTTATGATCGGGAGGAAGATGGGTCTCTGACTTTTGGGGATCGGACAATGATTCCTTTGGCTTGTGTGAAGAGGATTCAGAAACTTTAGGTGTCTCAATCGCTTCACCTTCAACAATCTTCGCATTCAATAGGGGTTCGTAGTCGGTTAGAATTTGTTGCATTTTGGCTCTTAGTTGTTCCTCTGTTAGCTCTTCTAGCTTTCCATGTTTTATTATTTTGCGGTCTATATACAGCCCTGCTGCTTTGCCTCGATTGGTTTCGGCGTTTACTGCAGAAGAGAAAGATCCCTTCTTCAAAGCCATCTGTTTAATTCTATCTAGTTCTGCAATGTGAGTCTCATAATTAACCTCAAACTTCTTGAGTCTTTCTTCTTTAAGTTCACCTACAAACTTTGCTACAAGGGGTGAGAGTCTTGGATTCATCAGCTCTGATCCTTCTTGTCTTGCCCTGTTATGACTGTAGCCAGCAAGCTTTGCCGCTTCCATCTGTGAGACTGGTCCTTCTGGGCCACCAAATACTATAAATTCGGCAAATCTCTTTTGCATTTCAGTTAATCTTTTTGGAACTCCCATATTGACAATTTAAGGTAACTATCCTATAAAGTCAATATGAAAGATGATCATGAAAATGGAGAAAGAGCTGAACAAGCCACGTACGAAGATGAACGTACCTCTAGACGTACGGTTACTATACCTCTTAAAGAGTATGATGAATTAAAATCTGAAGAAAGTTTTATTAAAAGTAAAACTTTAATTGATATTATAGATAATATTGAAAGGTTAGTTAGAGCATTAAGAAAGCATATTATAAGAAAATGAATGAAATAATAGATAAGGTAGAAGAGACAGATGATATGTTGTTATTAATTGAACAACATCAAAAAGAGATCTGGGAATGGAAACAAAAAGAATCCCAATGGATACGAGACAAGAACCAACTAGATGGTAACAAACAAATTATAGAAGAGCTATCTACTAAGTTGATTGAGATAGGTAAAGCTAATCTAGCTGTGAAAAAGAGAGCACAAGAAGCTGAAGGAGAGAATACAATTATAAAAGGAATTGGAAATAATTCTCCTGAGATGAAAGAGGCTCGAGAAATTAATAAACTTCACCAAGAATTAAATGGAAAATTACAAACAAGATTGACAGAAGTAGAAGATGATAATAAGAAGCTGGCAAAACAAATTGAACACTTAACTAATCGAAAACCCTAATGCGAGTACAAGACATGCAACAGTTCCTTACTTCCTTTACGGAAGGATCAGATGCAGTGAAGAATGCTGTAATACTTTGTGAAGTTAATGGCACATTATATGATATCAGAAGAATGGAAGTGCATGAGAATACTGTTCCAATCATCGGTCATAAGGGTCATACAGCGCACAGATTAGTTTTAAAAACCCAAAAACCTTCTTCAATAATTCTTCCAGACAAGCTACAAAAAGATTACTAATGAACGAGGTTGTAACCTCGATAAAGACATGGGTCCAGAGGCAAAATTATATCAAAAACTTCGTAAAAATTCCAAAGGAATTACGTGGACTAGGCTTGAAAACCTTAGCTCTTTGGGGACTCCTGATCTATTGGGGTATAATAGTTTTGGCACATTTTTCACTGTTGAGTTAAAAGTAACACGAGGGAATAAACTCAAATTTTCTCCGCACCAAATTGCATTCCATAAGACACATCCGAAGAACACTTTCATCATAGCCGAGGCCCTTGGTCCGAGGTCCTCGAAACTTATTCAAATGTATCGTGGTTCACGGATCACTGAGCTTGTCGCTTTGGGCTTGAAGCTTGAAGCTTGTCACTCTGGGCTTGGGGCTTGCAGCTTGAAGCTTCAGAAGCTTGGAGCTTGAGGCTTGACGCTTGGAGCTTTCTCCTCTCAGCTCTCATCTCCTTATAATATTTGGGGTGTTTGAATGTGTGCATTAATGTTTACCGTATATAACACGCTTCGTGTCGCGGTCCCAGCACTTCCTGCAATCTAGACATTTATTCCCTTGCTTAGACGCCGGGCATGTCACTGCTTGTTGGTTTGTGGACACGCCCGATGTATAGGGCCACCAGGTAGGAGCTACCCGTTGGTCATTCATATGATCGGATAAAACTATTTTTAAATTCTTTGGAACTACGTCCGGATCCATCAGACTGATGAACCGTGATTCACGGGTCGGGAGCCAGTGACCTGTCTCCGGCGTGCGCTTGCACACTTCAAATATATTTTTTAAATGTTGTGCGCTCTGGATGTCTCCTGAGTCATGCCACCTGAACCAGGGCTGATCACCAATCAATGTCACCATTGATTCAATCCACCGTGGATCATGGAGCCTGGACAGGCGACGCTTGAGCGCTGTCTGTACATTGCCAAATCTATACCGGCCTTTTAATGCATAGCACCCGCTGCAGGTTGAGCCCTTCACAGTCACGAGCTTAGCGCCAGTAATACATGCGGCAGCTGGCAGGTTGAATGACGGTCCAGGCATCTTAGACGGCGCGCTGAGTCCTCCGGTTATTTCTCTTGCTTCTTTTTTTAACATTTATAACTTTCTAATTTCATTTTAATTCATGATTGTGTCTTTTTCGTGGCGCTTGGAGCTTGGAGCTTGCGGCTTGAGGCTTGCAGCTTCCGGGCCGGGGGCCTTTTTTTATTTTTCAACTTTAGATTGTGCCGGGCTCGCTCTGCAGCGAGCCCAGTATTCCAGACTATGCTCATTCTTTTTCTTTTTTTTGTAGCTTATATATTTTATAATTTAAATCAGGGCCGCCGCCGTAATATCTGGGCCAACATATGGAGTCGAAAAACTTCTCACACTTGCGCACATAAGCGGGACTGAGATCCCGCTTATCGTGTATGAAGTAATTTAATAAATTACTATGTTTGGATCTAATGGTCAAAAATTACCGCCTTCAATATCTTCAACCGTGGTCTTTGGGTCCATGGCCAATTCAATTTTTTCTTTTAAATTGGCGCTGTCTTCTTGGACGCCTTCAGGTGGTGGCTCATCTATGTTAGAGTCGAGCCACCTAACAACGTATTTTATTATTGCTTTTTCTTTAGTCATCAATCTAGCACCACCATGTATTGTTTGGCAAAATGTTGCTTGAACCAGTCCAGGCCAGCGCGGACCACGTCCCATTGTTCAAATTGCTCAGCCCCGATAATTGTATCGTAAACAGCGGCCGCGTAACCAGGCATCGTTGTTTCCTGGCCCGTGAACCTGTTAGCTATCTTAACTTCTTTTTCTGGATATATTTGACAATCAAATGGGACCGTTACCTGTTTACCGTACCAGTCGATTTTTTTCTTTTTTGGTTTTTCTACTTTCATATTTCTCCTTTTTTATTATCCTACTAAATCATTTAATCACTGTCAAGCTTGAAGCTTGAAGCTTGCAGCTTATTAAAATTTTGGCCTTCAACCAGGGGTTGTGCTACGCAGGCCGGCATGACGCAAGCGATTACATACCATGTAGAATTCCAAGCGTAAGACCTGGTTATAGTGGTTTATATCCCACAGCTAACAACACCTGATCCCAGATCCATATCGGTGAATCACTTTTAATGCATTTACACAAGTCCAATTCAAGTTTGACCAAACTCGTGAGATATGGATCTGGGATCAGCTTCTCTGGACTCTTGGTGAATTCGAGATTCTGCCATCAAGCTAACAGAGAAGTTGTCCCAAGACAGTTATTATAAAGGCTCATATCTCAGGAGCCTTTAATCCTATATAATCCCTATTGACATTGATGTCAAGATGATATAAAACTTTATTTTTAACCATTAACAAAAGGAGAAAGACATGGCTAGAATAAGACTAAACGGAGAGTATAGAAATAAGGTAAATTCTCGTTTTAGAGTACACCTTGAAGCAGAAGATACTCAAGAAAAACAAAGCTACGATAATCTCAAAGCAGACCAACTTGAGATTAATGATAATGCGTGGAAGTTAGCTGAACAAATTGTCAGAAGAAAGCATACTGATTATTTTGTAAAAAATGCGTATGAACTACAAAATAATTTTGACAATGTTGATACTATAGCTCAAGATAGTTGCTTTCATTTTCATTATTTAGGTCAGGTTGAAAGTAGAGATTATGACAATAATCCTATTATGAAAGAAGATACTATTGAAAAACATTTTGACTTCCGATTAAATGGTAGCACAGATGTTGAGAACAATTCTTCTCATACTTCCGATAGTGAATATGGATATGCTTTATTGCGTGATGAATTAAAGGCGCAAGAAAATTGTAATCCTGATATTCTCATTGAGCAAGATGGTAAAGACCAAAATCCTCATTTAACTAAATACAAAGACGCAAACGATAAATATTTAGGTGATGATGAAAAAGGTTATGGCAAAGAGTGGAACGACAAATATAAATTAGATTTAATTGGTAGAGAATATTGTCGTGATAGGTCTATTGCTTGTAGTGAACAAGAGTTCAAAATTCTTGTTGCGTGGAAATCTGCAAAAGGTCAATTCATCATGGCGCATTATAAATGGATTAAATCTGTTTTAACACAGATGAAGTTCGTTAAAGATGTTGTCAAAGGATATAAATTTCTTGATGAGGCGATTGAGTTTGCTAATGAAAGTGGTTTAGCAATAACTGACGCAGAAATTATAAGAACTAACTCAACTGGGTTGACTTTTTATAATCCTAAAAATGCGTCAGAAATGTTAAAATCCATGAAGAATAAATCTGTTAGTAGAGAGGATAAAATACTCGCTAGACGAGAATATGAAAAAGCACAAATAAATTAACAGTTGACTTAAGGGGTTATCCATTATAGGATAATCCCTTAACAGAAAGAAGAAATATATGACTATAAAATACTTTACTTGGTTTATGAAATCACGAAAGAAAGTTGATACTGTTAGAGGTGTTGATGAACATGAGGATTTTAAATCAAGACAATGGGAAGATAAAAACGGAAATCCATGTTATAACTTTTGGGATATTGACGCAGAACACCCACGAACAGCAGTAAATTATTCTGTGAGGAAAGCATGAGTAAAACAGAAACTATAATGATAATCGGGTTCGTTGTTTATCTATTCGTTATCTTTTGGTTAGGTGGAATAAGATGAGCAAAACAGATGTAGTTATTATTTGTGCTTTTTATTTAATTGTTATGTTTGCGATTGGTGGTTTTGCATGATTAAAGATGAAGTAATTAAGGGCAAAGATGAAATAATAAGAGGATTATATAAAATCTTTGACAAGTTAGAACAAAGAATAGCAACACTTGAAAAAGTTTTAGCAAGCCATGCTAAATGCATTGGAGAAATGAGAGATAAAAATGAGTGATTTAAAATATTGTCAAGGTCCTGATTGTCATACTTACAGTACTCAGGACAGATTAAAAGGACCTAAAGGAAATAAGACTTATCAAACTAGAAGAAGAAGTCATATGTATTATGGCAATGGAAACTTTTGCGACCGAAGATGTATGGAAGATTGGATTCATAAATACATTGAACGAGGTCTGGACCACTTTGGCAGACTAACACACGCAAAACATTTAACGAAAGAAAATGCGTGGATTAAGGATTATGATTGGCGAGCCAATCCAGATGAAAGCCACAGACATTTCTTTATTAATTCAATAACAAAGGAACGTAGACCATTGACCGAGGCGCAATACAATGATAGTAATTATACTTTAAATGAAAGGTAGAAATATGCCACTAGGTAAAAGACAACAACGATTAGGAAACTTAACGAAAGAAGATATTAGCTTTCCTAAACATCTAACACCAGAGATAATACATACTGCATTGTTCATACATAATGCACCTGACAAACTAGAAACAATAACACGAGTTAAGTTCTGCACTAAACAAATCGGAGAAGAGGCAATGAGTTATGCAATGGCATTACTCGTAATGCCTTGGCTTATGGAACAGGGCAAAGACTCAACATTATATAAAGACTTCATATCTTCTCGTAAGAAGACAATCAACTAAACACCAACCACCAACAAGGGGCGAATAAATTCGCCCCTTGTTCATCTCATTTAATAGAGGTACCAAACCCAATCCCAAAAATCTCGCGCGTTAAAAAGTCGATTCCCTTATATATAAAAAGGGGTCCCACTACTCTAGGTTGAATTGCTTGATTTAGACAGTCAATGCTGGTAAAAACATGTTGAACATCTTAAAAGGGTGCAAAAAATTTTAAAAATTTTATGAATTTAAATACCGTTGATATCAGCAAGCTTCCATCCGACGTTAGAAAAAAGTTTCTCCAACTCCAAGTTTTATATGCCGAAAAAAGAATTCAAAATAAAGCTAAAGATGACTTTTTAAGCTTTGTTAAGTGCGTTTGGCCCGAGTTCATTGAAGGCGCGCATCATCGGCATATTGCAAAGAAATTTAATGACCTGGCACAAGGAAAAATAAAGCGCTTAATTATTAATATGCCACCAAGGCATACAAAATCAGAATTTGCGTCTTACCTGCTACCATCGTGGATGGTGGGCCGTAATCCAAAACTCAAAATCATTCAAGTAACGCACACTGGAGAACTTGCCATTAGATTTGGTCGTAAGGCCAAGAACCTGATTGATTCGGAAGAGTATCACAAGATTTTTCAAACTAGATTACAAGAAGATTCACAAGCCGCTGGGAGGTGGGAAACAGCACAGGGCGGCGAGTACTTCGCTGCAGGCGTCGGCGGTGCTATCACCGGACGGGGTGCTGACTTATTAATAATTGACGATCCACACTCGGAACAAGATGCATTATCTCCGACTGCTTTGGAGAATGCGTATGAATGGTACACCTCAGGACCTCGTCAAAGACTTCAACCGGGAGCATCAATCGTTTTAGTTATGACTCGATGGTCAAAAAAAGATCTAACTGGAATTTTATTAAAAAATCAAAAAGAAGTTAAAGGCGATCAGTGGGAAATAGTCGAATTTCCGGCAATCATGGACCACGGACCAGTGTGGCCTGAGTATTGGGCTAAAGATGAACTCGACAAGGTAAAAGCCACATTACCAGTTGGTAAATGGAATGCTCAATGGATGCAAAATCCAACTTCTGAAGAAGGAGCACTTATAAAACGTGAATGGTGGCGTAAATGGGAAGAGGACAGTCCCCCTGACTTGCATTATGTCATACAATCATATGATACGGCGTTTATGAAAAAAGAAACGGCCGATTTTTCTGCTATTACGACTTGGGGAGTGTTTTATCCCGAAGAAGATAAACCGGCGAACTTAATTCTGCTCGATGCGGTAAAAGAGCGTTATGAGTTTCCAGAATTACGTCGTGTGGCCTTGGACCAGTATAAATATTGGAAACCAGAGATGGTAATCATTGAAGCGAAAGCCTCGGGTCTTCCACTGACGTACGAACTTAGGCAAATGGATATTCCAGTTCAGAATTTTACCCCTAGTAAAGGCAACGATAAACATGTAAGAGTAAATACATGTGCACCTCTTTTTGAATCTGGCATGATATGGGCGCCTGATCAGAAGTTCACGGAAGAGGTAATTGAGGAATGTGCAGCATTCCCGCACGGTGATCATGACGATCTAGTCGACTCTATGACTATGGCTGTGATGCGCTTCAGGCAAGGCGGATTTATCCAGCACCCTGAAGACTATATTGAACCTAAACAACCGCCTAGGAAGATGGAATATTACTAATGCCAAACCCAATAACTATAATACAAAAAATTTATGCTGGATTAAAAAAAGCTGGAATTGATATTCAAAAAATTATTGGGACGGTTGATCCTAATATTACAAAACTTGTAACCAAAACTCAAAAGACAGCACGTAAACCAAAATTGATAGATGCTTTGAACAAAGACAAAGCAACTTATGAGGATGCATTAGATATATTCAAAGACGATGCTAAATACCTTTCTCAAATGGATGAAATGGAGTTAGTAAACTTTGCTAATAACCTAGATGACTATTTTAAAGTGGGCGGCAAAATTAAATACCGACCATCAAACGTTGTCACTCCAGAAGGCACTCCAGTAGTTGGAAAAAAATTAGAAAAACTGGCTGAACGAAAAGGCATTAAAGGACCAGCAGATGATACTTCTCTTCAAGGAGCTATGGAAGGTCTAATGTCCTTGGTCGATGATCTAAAAGGTATTACCCCTACAATTAGAAAATCCATGGACCGAGAGGAGTTAGTCAAGTTCATTCGAAAAATGAGAGGTAGAGATTTTACCAATCAAGAAATTAGATTGGTTCGTGAGTATATGGACCAATGGGGAATTGGTTTGGCTAAGGAAAAGGCTGCACCGGCAATGCAGTATGCTAAAAAACTGGGAGCTAAAAATAAAGAAGAATTTAAATTCATCGAAGAGT